ATGCTGACTACCGACAGAGACTTTCCAGATGAACTGCTTTTGCCAGTAGCCAATGCACTAGGTGTTACGGTTGAAGAACTCACCGGCGAAAGCGAGAAAAAAGAAAAGCCCAACGCCTTAGATGGCGTTGGGCTGGGTGTACTATTAAAGGAATGCGAAGGGCTGTCCAAGGAAGAGCTGGAAGAAGCCAGGGAAATTCTTGATCGCTTGGATGCAGATAAACTCAATGCTGCCCTGCTGATGCTTCGAGGACTTGCAGGTAAGCAATGAACTCTTTGAGTTGTTCTCTCGTCAGTTTTCGCATGAGTTCTTCAATTTCTTTTCGCGGTTCGTCCATGATTACCTCACTTCCTTATATAATGGGTGATTACAATGGTTGCTTTTGCTTGGGTTGTTATTATTGCCGGGCTTATCGTGGGCTTTGGAAATCGCGCAGATGAGAAGCGCGAGAACCCATCCGCCAAAGGCATGACGCGCGTACAAAAATGGTCGTTCGGTGCCGTTGCAGTAGCGGCGGTTTATGCCCTCATGATAGCACCGAGTTTGGATACGGGCACATCCGCGCCTGCAACGTCCGTGGAAGATCGTTCTGGCCCCTGCACATACAAAGTCACGGCTGACTTTGAGGAGGAGTGGAACAACTCCGTGGGCCATGACTGGAAGTTTTACGCCACGGTAAACGGGGAGACAATCACCAACAGTGGCGTGGAAATCACCTGTGACGTGGGAGACCGCGTGGATTTGTACGCCCAGTGCGTTGAGCGGGACACATACCCCGATATAGGAGAGGATAACTCCTATATCATTATTGAAGAAGATGATTTATGGAATCCTTTTACTGTGTATAGTGATGTTACGGTCACGGAAGATCGCGGGCGGTACGCCGGGAACACAGCCGGGATTGCCGTGACGTTTACGTTTGAACCTGTAGAATGAAACCATGTACTTGTTTGTCCACACAATAGCATAAACTCGCGGCTTTTACCACGTCTAAAATTGCGTAAAAAAAGAGCGTTTCCCGGCATTCGACAGCTGAGAAACGCTCTTTTGGTATTTTTGCACAAAGGAGGATGACATATGTTGTACGATGCAAAGAGGATTGCGGCACTCATGGCACAGGCAAGGGAACGGTCGGGCGTTGCACAAGAGACGCTTGCCGCGCTGCTGCACGTCAGCCCGCGCACGGTGCAGAGATGGGAGCACGGGGAGAAGCCGCCCACACTGGAAGAGTTTATAAACTGGTACAGAGCGTTGAGCCTGAACTGGTTTCCAGACGTTCTCCGCCTGGCCCACCCGGAGTTGTACACCGACTTTGACGGCAGCCTCGCGGATGTGGAGCAGAGGCGGAACGGGCTGTTTAAATACCTGGCTGATTGCCCGCCGGGGGAGGTTGACAAGCTGGCATTCCTGATCTTCGGCGCACATGGCAGTGAATGGCCGTCCATGCTGGACGAGTACGTAGCAAACGCCCATTGCAGCATGGCAAGCCGGACAGCCGTGTGCAGGCTGATAATTGACAACTACGAGCTGGAATCCATCACCGGCGACTTGGTTGAGCCGGAGAAGGCAAAGCCGAACCTGCAAAACCTGCACAGCGCCCACGATGCAGGCAGGCAAGCAGCCCAGATGAAAAAGAATGAGTACACCATGAAATGAGGTGCAAGCCATGACGTGTGTGAGATGCTCAAGAGACATCCCAGAAGGGGCGCTGTTTTGCCCGTGGTGTGGCAAGCGACAGACGGCCGCAACGAGGCCAAAAGCACGAAGGGCAAAGGGCAACGGCTCCATTGCGCGTCTGCAAGGGCGCAGCTCGCCCTACAAGGCTGTTTACAAGGGGGCCTATATCGGTTGCTATAAAACCAAACAAGACGCGGAGAGGGCTATTCTCGCGGCCTCAGAGCAAGAGCCGGATTTGGAGTACCGAAATTACACCATGCAACAGGTGTATGACGCGGTGATCTCTGACCGTGCTTTCCAGCAGAACACAGAGAAGTACCGGATTGACGTGGCATCCGCATGGAACTACATGACAGAGCTGCACAGCATCAAGGCAATCAACGTGCGAAAAGAAACGTTGGAGGGCATCCTGTACCGGGCAGAGGATGAAGGAAAATCGAAGTCCCACCAACACAAACTCCGCTCGCTCATGCACAAGCTCTGTATGTTTTGTGTGCAGCACGGCATCCATCAGACGGACTACTCCGAGGGGTTGAGGCTCACTGCCGAGGTGAAGGGCCAGCGGGTGCCGTTTGACGATGCAGATTTGCGGTTGCTCTACCAGCACCGATATGAGCGGGTGCCCGGCATTATCTGGTTCTTGTGCATGAGTGGTTGCCGCCTTGTAGACCTTGCGAAGATTTCACGTAATGGCTGCATTGACTTTGAGCGCCACGGCATCCGTCTGGAAGGCTCCAAAACCGCCGCCGGGAAGAACCGGTACATTCTTCTTGACCCCATCACATGGGACGTGTTTATGCATTTCTGCAACGACACAAAGCCCGGCCAGCGCATTTTCCGCAGTCCGAATGGCAGCGCTTGGAACATCCGCAATTTCCGGACACGAGAATTCTACACGGGCCTGGAAGAGATAGGTGTGCAGAATCCGCACCGCTATGTTCCTTACTCATGCCGTCACACCTTTGCCAGTCTCGCGGCCAAAGCGAACGTGGACAAGGAAGCACTGCAACGCGCCATCGGCCACCAGATCGGCAGTTCTGTCACGGACGATTATTACATTTCGCAAGACGCACACATTTCTGCCGCGCAAGAAGAGTTTGAAAAAATGGCAAACGAGATTAAATGTATTATTGATGCAACGTAATTTGTTACACTATCCGTTACACTATGAGCCAAATTCCGCAGAATTGGAACACATTTGCTTTTGGATAAAAAACAAAAGGCACCATGCAAACAACGTTGCACGGTGCCATTTTGGTGCGCTGGAAGGGACTCGAACCCCCGACCTTCTGATTCGTAGTCAGAATTTTTGAGTAATTTTCAACGAAAATTCGTTGAACTGTTACTCTATTGTTGCATTATAAGTGCTTTACACGGTCTCGTTCTTCGGCCTTCTTTGCGTCGTTCCACTTGTCCATTGTGCCCACCAGATAGCCGGTGATCCGGCGGATACGCTCAAACTGAATGTTGTTACCAATGTCCATGTGCTGCTCCTTTCTTACCGAGAAGATTTCCAGTTGGACGAACTCGCCGCCCAGAATGCGTCCTTCATGGCATCGCTCATGTCGCTGTCATTCAGCCATGCACGGGCCTCGCTCTGGTTAATGCCCGTCTTGCCGTCCGTGTTCGCGTACTTCCGGTAGGCAATCCAGTTCATCAGCCCATCAATGCCATACTGATTGTAGATGTCAATGCGCTTCCGCTCTTCGGTGCCAACGGAGTAGTCGGGCACAATGTCCAGAGCCGCAATCTTGCCTGCGGTGCCGTACAGCTCCGGGATAAGCTCCACTTGCTGCTCTTCGGTGTAGCGGGAATCCAACACGGCTTCGGCCATGTCCTTGCGCAGTTGGCCTTGCTGTGTTGCAAAGTCGGTGTACTCTTGCGGAGAAAGCTGATAGCTGTGACGTTCCTTGTCGGATGTCCACGACACTTTCTTTTCAGCGACTTCCGGAATTACGCTGTTGTCACCAGAGCTGTTGGCCAAATCCAGCACACCCTGTTTCACGGGGTCGTCCGTCGTCTCGCTGTAGTAACCGGGGGAGAGCATATTGTATGCCAGCCGCCCGGCAAAACTTCCGCCGGTATTCGACTGGGTGTCGCCGAATGCATCAATGTACGGCTGCCCAGTCTCGGACAGGAACGGGATTTTGTTGCGGATTTTGTTTGCCGTGTATCCAATGTCGGACTCAATGCCGGTTGTGCCGCTGTATGTACTGCGCCGCACCGGGTCAATGCTTCTGGCGACTTGCCCGACAAGCGTAGGTATACCTTGCGTTGCATAGCTGCTCAGGGATTGTTTCGCCATGCCGTAAATGTACGGATCTTCGGAGTAGCGCAGTGACTCAAGGTTGTCATTCAGCCCCTGCAAGAAGGACATTTCCAGCAAAGGCTCAAGCACTTGCTGCGACGCGGACGCAACGCTATTCAGAGAGGCCCCATCACTTGCAGCCAGCTTTGCATACTCTGCTCCGGCAAACATCGGGATAGCGGCAGCGTTGGCCCAGTCGATGGTGTAGCTGCGAAGTTTCCCGTCCTCGTCCACTAATTGGAGGCTGTACTCTTGGCGGCCTTCCAGATTTGCCTTGTCCTTCTCGTCGTCCCCAATTCCAGCGGTGAGCAACCCCTTCTCGGCCAGGATTCCGCCCAGGGCAAACAGCAAGCTACCCGTGACGGAAGCCGCCGCATGATCGAGCATCAGGTTTACATCACCAGTGCCACGCGCAACCTTGATGCCCTCTGCGGCAGTGGACACAAAGCCCAATGGGCTATACTGCAAGCTCTGCTTTGCCACGTTGATGGGCGTTTTCACAAAGGGCAGCTGGCCTTCAACGATGTCGCCCAGCACACGGGATGCAAAGTTGTCGGAACCTCGCAAGTCGGCCTTGAATTTGGCCACGGCAGAGGCCGTTTTGGACTCCGCATGGTAGGTGTTAATCAACGCCTGTTGGATGGCGTGTGCTCTGGCCTTGTCAAGCAGAGCCAGGCTTTGCGCGTCCGTCGCATCAAAAATGCTTGCGTCTGCGCCGTTTGCTTTAAGGTATTGCGCCAACGACCACGCATAGTTGTTTTTTAGACCAGCCACGCCGAGAACGCCCTTGTTCGTAGCGCTTTCCGCAGAAGCCTGAATCCAGTCAATCGCAGCATCCATGGTTTTGTTAATTCCGCGCAGACCTTCCAACGAGCCAAAAGCGCCTTCATAGTCGGAAACTCCCAGAGGTGCACTCGCTCTTGCGGCCAGACTGTCCAAACCAGCCAGGAACTTGGTTACAATGTTGTTACTATCAGGGGACGCAAGGCTCCGGAAGGTTTTGCGGTGCTGTTGCATATCCCGCGCCAGATTCATGCGCTCACTTGAGCCGGAAAGCTGCCGATAGCTGTTCAGATCCGCGTCGTTGGCGGAAGCTGCAAGCAACGCACGGCCGTCCTTGGTGAACGGCGTTACAATCGCCGTTGTGCGTTCAACCTTTCCCGGGGCAACCTTGTTAATCATCCACTCCATGGATGCAAGCACAACGTCCTTTGCGCGGGCATTCAGACCCATCGACACGTTGCCACCGATGTTTTTCTCGTTGGTACGGGCGCTGAGCAGCATGGATGTGTAGCGCCATGCATCCCATGCATCGCGGAAAGAGCCGCTCAGATTTTGGGCCGCAATCGTTGCTACCTCACTTTCCATCAACACCCGGTCGCGGCTGTTCGCGGGGAGCTGTTCCGCCCGCTCTGCAAGGTCGAGGATTTGCTGGCACTGCTCCGCAGTCAAGGGCTGTACGCCAAATTTCGACGCGGCATAGGCTTTCACATCTTCGTTGTCGTAAATGCCCATGCGCAAAAGCCCCAAAAATTGGTCGTGCGTGGACTTGCTCGTTTTGCCTTTCCCGCCCCGGATGGCTTTCAGGTTTGCGTCCGCCGCTTCCGACAATGCTTTGGAATACTCGTTCATGGCCATTTCTGCAATACGTTGCGCTTGCGTGTCGTCCATGTCGAAGGTGTCCTGAATGCGCTCCTGAATTTCTCGAAGAGTGGACTGTTTGTCCCCACGCCCTTTTTTGACTAGGGCCTTGAAGTCAAGCCCTTGATCTTTGGTGTACTTGGACACAAGTTGCTTTATTGTGTCTTTCCCGTACAAACCGGATTCCCCAGCGTCGTCAAAGAACGCTTGCAGGCGGCTGCTCATGTCAGCGTTGTCTTTATACCTTTCGGCAAGTGCTTCCTTTGCCGATTCCCATGCCTGCGTGTATGTCTCCTGATTGTCCAATGCGGTTTGCAACTTTTGTTCGACCGTCAGCTTCGGTTTTTTAGGCCGTGCGCCTTTCTCGGTGTCGCTTGTCGCCATCTTGGTCAGCTGGGAAAGCATCTCGCTTTGCACAACGTCCTCAACGCTGGCTTCTTTCCCGTCCGTTGCGTACCGATTTACGGCAGCTGCCAGCTTGCGCCCCAACACATCCTCAACCGAAGGCTGGTCAGTCTCGTTCGCAACTTGCCGCTGGGCAGTTTCAATGGCTTTCTGCACAGCGTCATTAGCTTTTTGAGTGGCCGTGTCCTCTGCGTTTGCAATGGCTGTTTCCACGTCACTTTTGTACTGATCGAATTTTCGCTTGTTTTTGCCATTCGCTACACGGTCAACAGCGGTCTTGATGCTCTTCTGCGACTGCATCACGGCGGTCTCCGGAGTGGTAAACTCCTGCGTCATTTGCAGTGCTTGCGCGTTCATGGTGTTGGACTCACTAATCCGCTGGGTAAACTTCATCTTCTGGGCAAGGGCCTGCTTGTACGCCTCTCCGCTCTTGTCCATATCGCCCAAAGCCGAATCCCACTCGCGTAATACGCTTCCGGCCAGCGCGGTGTCATCGGCGTCCCACTGCTCTTTACTGGTCAAGCGGGACACGATCTCGTCACGGCTTTCGGTCTCCATGCTGTTGGCCGCAATCTTCATGCGGTCTGCATTGCTTACGCGCTCGTGGGTAAACTGTTGCTCGCCGCCTTGATCTCTCTGCACAAGAGGTTGCAGGTAATCATTGTCAGTGTCGCGGGTCATGTGGCTCTGGCTGGCAACTTCGGGCCGGTCAAATTGCCGTTGTGCCGCGCCTACCGTGTTGGGGTGGTCAGCCAATGTGGGGATAGGCTCTTGCACACTCTGGTTTGCGGTGGGCATGAGTTCTGGAATGTTTCCGGTTTCGGCGGGGGTGGTGAGCAGACTGTCGCGGTATGCCAGCGCCTCGTCGTAGTCGTCGAATACGGGAAGGTTGGCAAGCTCTTGCATTGTTTGTTGGTGAAAACCGCCGTCCTCTTCTGGCAAAGTCAACCGGTTTGCAATGTCCTGCGCCGTCACACCATCGCGCAGTTTCATCACATAGACATCTCGTTTGCCGTATGTCCACCCGGCTTCCACCTCTTCCGCGTTAAACGGAATGCGAGCAACTGCCTCAAATCCTCGGTTATTATATGTACGCACCAGGCCTTCGCCGTAGCAGTCAAGTTTGCGTCCTCCATTCTCCACGGCCGTAATCAAGAGAGATGTTGCCGCTTGCTTTGCCTTGCTTTGCGGGTTTTTGAACACCGCTTCAATGTCGCCGTCTGCCGTAACCAGCGCACCGGCCATATTGTCCGCGCTCATAAAGGTGCGGGTTTCGGGTTGGCTTAACTCCTCAACGGTTTTGGGGCTCACCATTAGACCATGGGGATTCTTCTGCCGGGCTTCTTCAAGAGCCGATGAAAAAAGCTGAGGGTCACTGGTCGTGTCTCTCAGCTCAAGGGGTGTGGCTCCGCTCCGTTCGACAGCCGCTTGTGTTTCAGGTGATACATTTAGAAATCCACGTAATACTTGAGTTCCTCCAGAGGGGTTCCAATTTCCCACAAGCCCTTCGCTTGCTTGCGCTCCATGGCTGTTTCCAGCGTCGCGTAATAATTCTGGAATTCCCTCTCGTCCTTCTCCGTTCGGTTCCGCAATCTTTCCATTGCCTCTTCCAGTCCCGTCATCGCTCGCACCTCCTGTGTAGGTCTCATTGGTTCCATCATATCCTGTGTTTTCGGCGCTGTCAACAGGCCGCAGATACGGAATTTCTTCCTGCATCCCAGCCTTCAACGCATTCCGCGTCGCGCTGCTGGTCTCGGGCAAGGTCATGCCAGTGGCTGCTTCAAACTCGCTCCGCAGTGCCCCGCCGGGTTTCAGGTCGTCAAGCTGCTGGTTGGTCAGGGTTCCGTTGCGGAACGCTTCAACGGCTGCGGTAACGGGGGATTGTACCGCGTCCTGCGCCGCCGCAGTAGGCTGTTGCGGGGCTGTTTCGGTGTCAGGCGATACCGTTTCATTCTGCTGCACATCCGTGTCCACAGGGGCGTTTCCGTTGGCCCCAAGCGCTTCTCTTGCGCGATTCACGCCGCTGCCAATGAGAGAGCTTCCGGCCGCGCTGATTGCGCCGCCCAGTGCGCCGCCAAGCGCCTGCTGCCCAAGTTCGGAAAGGCTAAAGTTTGCATCCGGGTCTCCGGCCAAAACGTCGAGGCCGTAGTCTGCTGCATACTCAGAGGCTTCCTGCCCGCCTTCGCTCAGTGCTTGCCGGGCCATAGCGCGGACAAGGCCGGGGCCGTTTCCGGCCATGAGTTCTGCGCCCTGCTCAAGAGGCAGCTTGTTGGTAATGGCGGACACTGCGCCGCTCAGGCCACTGCGCAGCACAGCCTGATTCAGGGGCACGCCACGCTGTTCCAGCTCGTTCTCCCGGTTGCCTGCCGCGCTTACGCCCATGAGGGTGGGAATCAAAACGGGGGCAGCTTCTGGCACTGCTGCCGCTGCTGCAAAGGCAGGAAGGTTCTGCGCGACACTGCCGATTGTGCCAACCACGAATCGACCGGTGTTATCAAGGCCCGCCTGTGCTTTCTGGTTCTGATTTTGTGCGAAGTCCAGCATGTCGCTCACAACTTGATTGCGCTCAGGGGTTACTTGATTTTCAGCCCGCACACCCTTTGCGCTTGCAATGCGGTCAAGCACCTGCTGGAATTCAGGCGTAGCGACAGGCCCGTTCGGAGTGTCGGTGTAGGCCCGGCCCATCTGAATGAGAGCGTCCCGCTGCTCGTTGGCTTCTTGCAGGTCGTCCGATGCCGCCTCATACTCCGGGATGTCCATACTTGCAGACTGGCCACGGATTGCGCGGGCCGTGGCATCGCCCATGTTCGCCACGCCAGCAGCAAAGCCGGAGACTGCGCCAAGTCCGGTTGCGCCTGCACGGCCAGCAAAAGAGTCCACGCCCAACGCGGTTGCATAGGTGTCATGCTGGTTTTGCAGTTGCCGGTATTCTCGGGTTTTGGTCTTTCCCTGCTTTTGCAGCTCCCGCATCCGCTGGTTTGTTGCGGTCAGACGTGCATCCAGCTCCTGTGTCGTGAAGGTCTGCTTCGCCACAGAGGCCCGGGTTTTGGTTCTAGCTCTTTGTTTTGCTGCCGTTGCTTGCGGGGTTTGGCCGCCGCCTAGATCCACACTATCTTCGGCAGACACTCCACCACGCGCCTTCTGCATCTGCTTATAGGCGGAAGCGCCTTTTGCCAAACCTTTCACGCCAGCGGCAAACCGTTGCGAAAAGCTTTTCTTTGTGGCACTGCCTTTCCTTTTAGGCGCGAAGGTTCTGCTTGCGGCTGTAAGGCTGGAAATGCCGGCAGTGTCTCCGACGTTCTCCTTGATGCGCTCGCGGGTGTTCGTATCGAGAGTTTCCTTTCTTTCTTGCAGGGCCACCCGCGTTTTGGCCATTTCTTCCAGCTCTGAATCCAGTGCTTTAAGCTCTTCCTTCTTCAGCTTCTTGCTCTTTGTGGTGGAAGAGGATGCTTTTTTCGTCGCACTTGCGGCTGCCCTTGCTTCTTTTTCTGCTGCTGCCTGGGCTGCCTTCGCTTCCTTCTCACGCTGTGCTTCAACGGCTGCCAGCTGCTTTGTGTAGGCCGTTGTAAAGCTGTTGGCGATGTCTCCATAGTCGGGCAGAGTTGTGGGCGCAGCGTTCATGGCTTGCTGGCCGGTGTACCGGGCGCTGCTCATGCCCGTTTTGCCGCTGTTTATGGCGTTCTGCTGGGCCTTTGCATAGTTTTTAAGGTAGGCGTTCAGAAACGCTTCCTGATCAGAATAGGGCATGGAGTCCTCCTTATTTCAAAAAAATCCCGGCCGTGTTTCAGGCCGGGCGGAGAATGAAATCAGTTGTAATAGTCCTCGTCGTCGTACCCCATCAGCTTACGCAGCCATGCGCTTACGTTGCCAGCGTTGCCGCCGCTTCCCTGCGTGATGTTCACGCTTGCAGGGGTGTTAGTGGCCACAAGGTTTGCCAGCGTGGGGGCAAGGTTGGAGAGCTGCGCAGCGTCTCCGCTGGCCCGCTGAGCTTCCAGCTGTGCAAGGTTGTTTTGGTAGGTGTTCTGTAAACTGGCAAGTTGCTTCAAGCGCTCGGTTTCCAGCTGGTTCCGGGCGTTGCCGTAGTTGTTATTCATACTGGCCAGTGTGGTTTCAGAAGCTCCACCGTTCAGGCCTTGAGCGCTCATCTGCTGGGGCAGGTTGCGGAGGGTCTGCATTTTGTTGATGTAAGCCTGTTTCAGCGCGTCATTGGTGGTGTCGGTCAGCTGATTTGTGGCAAAGCTGAGGTTTTCCTTCTGGGCTGCCGCTGCCTTTTGATACGCGGCTTCCCGCTGTCGCCGCTGTTCTGCCATGATAGAGGCCAATGCATCTGCATATGCGTCCGCATAGCTGGGGCCACTGGAAGCGGGCGCGGCCTGAGCGGCAGGTGCAGAATAAGAGGATCTGCCAGACGAAGAACCGCCGCCGCTTCCGGAGTACGTCTTTCGCACAGATGCAGCATTCCCCGCGTTGTTGCCCACGCTCCATCCGCTGTTGTTGTACATTTTTCGAGCGCCGCCTTGTTCGGCAGCCTGCTTTTCATAGGCATCCAGGCTCACAAGCTTTCTTGCCATATTCCCGTCCTTTCTAGTTAAAAAAGCTCCAAGGATTTCTCCTCAGAGCTTGTTGTCAGGAAAACGCTTCTCCGATTTCCTGCAATTTGTGTTTGTACTTTCGGTGCAACGCGGGTTGTCTGTCGAGAATCGCGGTCATATCATAATCAACTGCTTCCAAGTCAATCATCATGCCCGTTGCGGTTTTCAGTTCGTCCGCCACGTCCTGTGCCATGCGTCCGATGTAGTCAGCGCACACAATGTCTCCGGTGCTGTAAAGCGCTTGTGCGTGTGCCTGCAAGCTGCTCACCGTGCTGGATTCCCAATTCACCCAGCGCTTGAACAAGTCCTTTACAGCCATGCGCTTTATGCCTGTGTCAACTTCAAGCCGGGTTCGCCCCATCCAGCTTTCCGGAAGAATCGCCGGATTGCTCGCGTGTGCGCCAGGTATCAGGCGGTTATACCGCTCAATGTAATATCGCACCATGTTTCGGTGTTCGGCGGCCTCATCCATAAAGCGGAACTCTTGCAGGCGCTTGTAACCGTCCAGGTGCAGGAACGTGAAGCACTGCGCCATTTGGTCGTGCAGCATAATGCCTTCGATTTGGCGAGACGATATAGCGGAGAAGATTTCTTCTCGGGTCATGCCTCATCCCTCCATAATCATGCGCACCAGCGTGTCCACATCCCCACGGTGGAAGGTCATTCTGCCCAGTACAGGCATATCAACTTTCAAGCCGTTGTCGGGAATACTTTCCCGTGCCGCATCTGCCGCCAGATCAATATCCAACTGGCCGTCAGCAGTCAGCCCAAACGCCTTCGCAATGGGGTTTTCTGCAAGAGCATTCATGGCGTTGCCGCTCCGCGCGACAAACACATATTTCGCCGCATTCGCCGCAAACCGGCCCAGACTGCCCTCCGGCAATCGGCTGATAATTTCCTGCTCCATATAGCGGTTAATGCCCCGCTGAACCATGTCCATGCTAACCATAACCATCCTCCTTCAAAGAGAATGGGGGCGAAGCATAGCCCCGCCCCCATCGGCTCAGTTCCCGTTGCAGCAATCGCCGCATTTAGGCAGCGGATTGTAAAGGGTCTGTGCGGTGGTGGTGGTTCCCGTGGTCACGTCCGCAACCATCTTCGGGTAGAAGGTGGCGTTCGCGTAGTTCACGATGGAGTTATCACCGCAGCAACGGCGCTCGGCTTCCAGCTTGATTTTCTCGGTCAGGCTGTCGCGCACAGCGGCAATGTCCTGACGGGCCAGCACAAAGCTGTCCTCGGTTTTCTGGTTGTGCACAGCTTGCGCCGCCTGCACTTCCTCAATGCCGCGCAGCCGCCCGTCAATGTACTTGTACATTTCCAGCGCCTTCTGGTCGTTGTAGGCATTCGCATCACGCAGCGCAATGTCGGATTCCAGCTTTGCGTTCTTTTGCACGAGATCGAGCTCGTACCGGTTGATCGTCTGGTTCTCGCTGCACTCGGCAACACGCCCGCCGTTCAGCGCCATGGCCCCAAGGCCACCTACAGAGTTCAGCGCGCCGAGGGCAGTTCCGATAATGCCCGTGGTCAGTCCAGCGTTTGCCACGCCTCTGGATGCATAACTCATTTCCATACGGTTTTCTCCTTTCGTTTGGTTCGTATATCAGGGAAGGCGTTTTCCTCCCCTGATATAATCCTACACCATGTAAAAGGCGTAAAACCGTACTTTTTAATTCGTATTGTTATACAACTTTTGACCAAAAGTTAGTGAGCGTCCATGTATGTTTCTTTCGCACTGGTTTTGCGCGGCGGCAAAATAGCGCTGTATCTTTGCACACCATCATACTTTTTCTTTAGCCGTGCGGTGATTTTGTCCACCTTCGCCAGAGACATTCCAAGTTTCATGGACTGCTCCACCCTAGTCCACCCAGCAACCCGTGTCCGCATCACCGCTTCTTCGTCCTTCGACAAGATGGCGAGACGTATAAACTCCTCAAGGATAATTTTATTCCAGGGGATCTGGTGCGCCACGTCAATCACTCCCCGCCAAGCAGCTGCTTAAACACCTGGTGCAGGCCGGTGGACGCAAGACCAGAAGCAAGGCCAGACAAAATCACACCAGCGTCCACGGCGGGCCAGTGCATCCACACGGCCAGAATCACACCCAGAACGGCGCACATAGTGGGAATGTACTTGTTATCAACATCCTTCACCCACCTTTTGGTCACATAGCCAACGCACAGGCAGATACCCACGATGACAGGCACCATGTACTCGGAAATGAACGAAATATCCATAATTATTCCTCCTCCAGCGCTTTAAGACGCTGCTCATGCTGGGCCAGCTCCTTGTCGTGGCAGTCCAGCCGTTTGTAAAAAATTTTGTGACTTTCGCGGTTTTCACCTTCCAGCTTGTCCAACGCTCGCTGGAAGTTGTCCACTGCAACTGTCAGTTTTGTAATGTTGCCGTTGAGCTTGATGAGCGGGCCGCTCACAGAGCCGATCAGCCCTACAAGCACAACAACAACGCCAACCACCGTCCATTCTTGCATATCAGCCCTCCAGCAGGCTGGGGTTCACCAGGCCCAGCAGCTTGTCCAGCTTGGCTTCAATGCGGCCCAGCTGCTCGGCATAGTCGGCAGGGCTGGTGTCGCCTTTGCCGTCATCCTTGCCGCCGTCCGGGGCCGGAGTGGGTTCGGGCGTGGGTTCGGGTTCCGGATCGGGCGCGGTATACTCCACGCAGCCCACCGCCAGAGCAGCGGCCTTTGCGGCGATGGCCTTCCGGTCGCCTGCGCTGGCGGGGCCGATAATGAGATAGTCGCCCGCATCCTCGTGGGGCAGGCCCAGGCTGTCCGCCAGGGCCGCCATGGTTTTGCGGTCGCCGCCCGATACCGGGCCAACTTTCAGCGTGTCACTCATGGGTGTATCCTCCTCCTTCTTCCCGGCGATAATCGCCGGATAGTCCTTGTAAGCGTGGTTACAGTCCACCCGTCCCGAAATGCCGGGGACGCTGCCGCTGCTGGTGTACTGCCACATACCGTAGGGGCCGGTGTAGTCGGTGCGGGCGGTGTAGTGGGCCAGCCAAAAGTCATAGCGGCTCAGGGCGCTCATGTCCAGATACGCCGCCGCGAAAGACTTGTAGGTGTACAAGATGCAGTAGCGACCCAGCTCCTCAACGCGGCTCAAAAACGCCGCACACAGGCTCGCGTTCGCGGCGTGCGAAAACTTTTTGTAAAGCGTCGCGTGCTCAAAGTCTAGGGCGATGGGCATATCGCAGGTAAAGCCGTCCAGCATGGCCACACAGGCGCTTGCGGCCGCCTTCATGGCGTTTTCGCTCGTGCAATAGCTGTACAGATACACGCCCGTATGCAGGCCCGCAGCATGTGCACCGGACATGTTATGCCGGTAAAAAGGATCCTCAGTAATGCTTCCGTCCGAGTTAATCCAGCCCTGCCGCACCATCGCAAAGCCCATGCCGGATGCTTTTACCTTGTTCCAGTCAATGGCGCCCTGATACTTGGATACGTCAACGCCCTCCATCATGCTCAATCCAGCCACCCCATTTCTTTCAGGTCAGCCCACACCTCGTCGATTTCAGCCTGCGTGATTTCGGCCAAAGAGGCGACGGGTACGCCCGCTGCATCGGCTGCTGCCTCTGGCGTGCCTCCGTACACTAGCGCTTTAATCGCCTCTTGTTTTTGCTCATATGTCATTTTTTATTTCTCCTTTGTGGCTGTGGCTTGCGCCGCTCTCAACTCGCTGATGGCGTGGGTTAAGTCCTCTCTGCCTGTCACAGTCAGCGTGTCGCCGTCGGTCAAAAGCGTGTTCGTTCCGCGCAGCGCCTTGATTTCGCCACCACCAGTTGCCGTAAAAGGCACCGGCTCAGCCAGCTTGTAGCAGACTTGCACAGGCGTTCCTGCAGCGTACTGGGCTGCGAGGTAGGACTTTAGCGACGCAATCGCGGCTGAATTATCTGAGACATCAGCCAGTGTCGCCGTGGGCACGCTAAATATAAAATAGCGACTTTGGCCTATAGCAGAAAATCCAATGCCACTATTTCTGCCGCCCCATACATCACCCTTTTCATTGTATAAGTGGCTACATATACCTGCTGTATTTGTTGTGGCGTAATCGTTGATGCCGTATGTGTAGAACCCTGTAACAGCAGAATTGTAGGCATTGACTCCCCACGTGTACCACGTTTCTGTCCCGTCCAGCGTCACCAACTTCCTCGTCTCCTGTCCCTCTCCCGCTACCGCGTCTACCTCGCCGCCGTAGATGGTTGTGGGCAGGGTCAGCGTAATCACTTGATTATCCTCCTGCCGGGTAATCGTCACGCTGTCCCTGCCCTTGATGGGACGAATGTTTTCGAGGCTGGGTGTTCCGCTTCCCTCCTGCACGGGTTCCCACTTCGCTTTCACGCCAAGCGGATACCCCGCCACGGGATAACACACAACAGGGTTGCCGCTTTCTTCCAGCGGAGGGCAGAGCATATCAATGATGTGCTTGCTACTCCACGGCTTTTCACCAATGCTGCTGTCATCAGGCGTGATGTTCGCCACCTGCTGTTTCACGGATTTCAGCTCGGTCTTGTCTGCCTTGTTGGTTTTCAGCGCGGCAATTTCATTCACTGCTGTCATGTAATCTGCGGGCAGACTGTCGGCAACGTCCTGTGCCTTTTTCGCGCTGGCAGCAGCGTTTCCCTCGCTGGTCGCCGCAGCTGTTTTGCTTTCCAGCGCTGCCTGTGCGGATTTCGCCGAAGCCTGTTCACTCGCCTTTGCAGCCTTTTCACTTTCAGCAGCTTTTAATTCCGATGCCCCTGCTGCCTGTTCACTTCCTGCAGCAGCGCTTGCAGAATTGCCCGCCGCCACTGCCGAACCTGCGGCATCATCGGCACTGCCCGCTGCCGCAGTCTTGGCATCGTTCGCGGTTTTCGCATCGGTTGCCGCTTGCTCGGCATTTCTTTCTGCGGCTGCGGCGCTTGCTGCTGCCGCACTCTGGCTTTCGGCGGCATTCTCTGCACTCTGCTGTGCGCTCAGTGCACTTTTCTGCGCATTTTCTGCGTTCAGTGCGCTGTCACCCGCCGCGTCTGTTGCGATACCCGCCGACCGTTTTGCATCGTCGGCGGCGTTACTTGCCGCAATGCCCGCCTGAGTGGAAAGTTCGGCAGCTTCCTCTGCTTTGGCAGCAGCGGTCTGCGCAGGCTTCGCGGCTGCTTCCACCTCTTGTACAGCGTTGGTTTTCGCCGCGTTCACGGCTGATTCTGCCGCTGTCTGAGCGGCCTGCACGGCTTCCGTCGCAGTTGTCTGAGCCTGCTGCACTGCGCCCAAAGCGCCCTGCTCGCCCGTGCTGATGGCGCTTAGTGCTTCCTTCTTAGCCCCGGCAATGGATTCAGCCGCAGCGGCTTCGGCCTGTTCTGTTGCTTTCTGCGCGGCCTCTGCTCTCTGCGCAGCTCCCTCTGCTTTCTGTGCGGCTTCGTCCGCTTTGGCAGCGGCGGTTTTCACGCCCTCGGCGGCCGCTTGCGCATCATTTTTTGCCCGCTCTGCCGCGTCAGCATTGGCCTTTGTCTCGCTCACCAGCTGCTCCCACGCAGGAGTGCCAGGCTCAGGCATGGTGCCGTCCTCCGTGCCGCTGTTGCTGCCCACTTTGTACCGCAAGTCAGCGCTTGTCACGGTCTTTTCGCCGTCACTGCCCTCAAAGGTGATGCATCCGGTGCCGGGCTGTGCCGTCACGCTCGCGGGCACGTCCACAAATCCGTCTTGCACGAGACTGCTTGCGGGGTCAGTGCCGCCGGGCAGGTGCCAAAAGCACCGGATTGTCAGGCCCTGCCACTCGCCTTCGGCAGTGATAAGCAAGCGGTACACGCCCTTGTTTTTGGTGTAGCCCAGCGTCACCGGGGACGCAAAGCTCACTGCGCCGCCGGTTGATGTAAGGGTTACAGGTAACTCAATCATGTGTTCCCACCTCCTTTACACATAGCAGATAACGCCATGCCCAGACGGTCTGCCACCGCCGAAGTTGCTATCCCATTGCATATAAATGTTTTGGCTCGCACTCACAGTGAACGTAGCAACGTATAAGTTGTTTCTCCCTGGCGTTGCCACCTCCTTCATACCAATGACAATTGATTTGATTTGCATATCGTGATCGGCATTGCCCGCGAAGAAGAAAAGCAGAGTACCAGCGGCGGGAGTGGTAGCCAGCATATGCGACGAGGTGTCGTTTGGAATAGAGCCATTCCAAACCGCTTTCGTCACACCGGCCCCATTTACGCCCAGCACCGTGTTCCCGACACAAAGCTTGCCCGCTGTCAGGTCGATTGCGCTGGCCACTTTGGCAAAAGTCTCGCCCACATAGCTGTTCCCATCGTAAAATCCAGCAGGGGGCTGCAAGCACAAGCGAGAAACCCTATCAAGGTTGTTGTTTGTTTGCGTGTTGTTGCTATTCGCTTTGGATACGGCAACCTCTGGAAAATACTGGCTGATTCCCACGGTACCATTTTCCCCGACAGTGTTGCGCGGCAGGATTGCACCTTTTTTAAGCGATTTATCGCCTGAATAAAACTTTTTTCCGGAAATCACGTCCACAGTGTCTGCATCGGCGAGGGCAAGTTTTGTTAGGGATAAGCCCCCGCCACCATTAAAATTTATCTGCGTACCGTCCCACACAAAGCTCAGCCACCGGCCCGTGACGGGTTCACCGGCCAGTGCATCGGCAAAGGTTTCCGCGCCCACATAGGCGGGCACTTCCTTTCCGCCCAGCATCACCGTGTCCCCGGCTTCCACGTCAGCCGTCATCTTGACGCGGCCGCTTGTGCCAGAGCCGTTAAAGTGGTGCACGTTGTCCATCTTGGTGTGCGTGTAAGTGCTTACGCCGCGAGAGTCGGCATAGGCGAAGATGTCCCGTTGCCTGTGGGTCGGGTCATACGTGGCTTGCGTCATATCCGCACTACCAATCTGGGAAATGCGGTCGCTGATTGCTTTTTCTGTCTGGTCTTTTGTATACGCACCAACCTGTTCCGCAGTTACATTGTGCGGATTTTCCAGGTTGTCAATGTGGCCTTGCACTGTGCGGTTTTTGCCTTTGGTGCCGATTTGACTTGCCGCCGAAGGACCTAAAAGTTCGTCCACCAGCTGATTGAACATCGGTATGATAACTTCACGCGCCGTCTGCTCAAACTTTGCTTGCATCTCACTTGTCGAAAGGCCGGGCGTATCGGGCAGCCCCATAACGCCCTTGTCCTTCAAATCTCCGTCTGTGATTTTTGTGAAGGCCATTTACCACCACCCACTTTCACTTGTAAATTCCGTGTCGATGTTTTCTGCCTGCCGGTTTTGCAGGCGCTCAAACGCCGTTTCAAACTCGTTGCGGTACGTTGTCGCAATTGCCAGATCATCGTCCTTGTACAGCTGACTTGCCATGTACATAGGCACAAGCGATGCGGCATCTTCCGGCAGGTCGATTTCTTGCGCGTCCGGCGTGTTCTCGGTGATTCTGGCGGGCTTTGCGTTGTAGTACACGAGCACCGATTCAATGCCCTTCGGAACCACCAGCAAATGCCCGCCCAGAAGTTTCAAGGACACAGGCCGGGGTTCGTCTCCATCCATACAGTATGTTTCAAAGTCTCCCACATTGAGGAAGTCAATGAGTTCGTCTTCAAGGTCAAACGTTCTGGATTGCGCCGGGTCTTTCGTCAGCGTATCGTGCGAACGGATGTGTTTACCCGCATCCGTCGTTGCAATCATCTGGATCGCTTCATTGGCGGCTTGCGGCATTGCCGCGAGGTAGTCCTCTGCGCCTTCATCTTCCGAGGTAAACATCTTCTGCAAGGTTGCGGTTTTGCATTCTCCCCACGTCATACGTCTGCCCCCTCCAAGTGGTCACTGTCAGCCATGAGCATATCCGGCTGTATTGCTTGCTGTGCAGCCGGTTGCATGGCAGCCTGTTGCATTTGCTGCTGTTCGTCCATCTGCTGTTTGATTTCGGTTTTCACCTTTCCGGCCCCGGGGAATCCATTATCTTCCAGATAAGTCCAGAATCGGTAGCTGGTAGTCAGTTCATTAATTGGGCCAAATGCACCGGCTTGATACTTCACGTCGGCCATATCCCACAGCCGTTCACGGTTAGCGTCCATGTTCGGGGACGGGTCAACGCCAAAAATAAACTCGTCATCCCAGTACAGTTCACCGGCGGCATCCCGTTTCAGGAAATCCCACCGGTTGAAATGGGCAAACGTCTGCTCCCCGCCGATTGCCGTGTACGTCATCGGGTACGGTTGGTCAGCATAGGCCAACATGTACTTGAAGAGCAGCTTGTACAGCCGCCCATACGCCTGATTCTTCATCTCGCGTTTGGACTGCAAACGGCCAGCCGCCTGCTGTGCAGCAAACTGCTTTGCGCTGCCGCTGGTTGCAGATGCATCGTACTTGCCCTGATACGAATCGTTAATGCCCAGCGTACTCTTTGCCCAGCTGTAATTGCTTTCCAGCATTTGCTGTTCGCGGCTTGTGTCGGGCTGAACATTGATAACAGAGATCAACGCCTTTTCCGCCGGGTTTTTCAGCCGCATGATTTTCAGCTCTTTGTCGCTGGTTTCAACCTGAACGCCTTGCGGAAGCGTAACATAGCTGCCGCCTTTGAGCAGCTTCTCTTCAATCTTCGTGCCAAACTTCTTGATCGCGTTTTGCTGATCTTCAATCACATCAACGTCGCTCACGCCCAAGAAGCGGCCGAACATCCGCACATTGCTGCGGAGAATAACGGGAATTTCTTTCGGCTCGTAGTACGGGATTTGCGTGGGCACGTTTGGGCCGGGCATGGTAATAGCCACGCCTTCCTCGTCCACCTGCGGGGTTCCGTCCGGGTTCATCACAAGTTCGTCTTTACCCGGGGTGCTTGCCGCAACAGTTTCACCGCCAAAAATGGTGATGTCCTCGGTCAGCTCTTGCACATCCAGTGGGCCTTCCACAAACTTTTTGCTGCCGCACTCGCACACATCGCCGGACTTCGGGCGGCCGCATTTCGCGCACACTTTACCGCGCCGTTTCTGGCAGTTGTCCAAATCTTCCAGAGTTACGTCTCCGCACCAGCTGTACAGGCCAATACCGCCTTCATCGTTACGATAATACGCGATATTTTGAGTAACAATGCCACTTACAGAGCTCGGATTCTGCCCTCTGGCCGCCACATCATCCTCTGTTTCATCCTTGATTTCAACGCCGTACCGCCGTTCAAGGTAGCGTTTCGGCTGGCTTACAAGAATGAAAATGTACTCCATCTTGTCGATGTCGTACACGCCGGGCTGCGGAATAACCTGCTTCGGGTGGCGCTCTGTCAGCGTTACGTCGCCCAACATGCAGTGGTATCCGCCGTGCGGGTCCCACTCAACGTGGAAAAAGTCGCCGCCCTGAATGGGGACGGTTCGTTCTTGCAGGTCGTTCAGCTCTTTCAGGTTGAGCTGCTTGCTCAGGTTCAGCAGCAGAGCCTCAATCTTTTTTGCAAGCTCTTTGTCCTCTTCGTGGATAGCCGTGACGCGGGGGGCGGGGATAGAGGAATCCACCTGGCTTTCGATCAGCTCGTACACGATGTTGCGGACGTTGGTTGCCTTTTTTTCTGCGTCTGTACCGTTTGCGCCACGAATGTTTTTGTCGCCACGATACAGCGCTTCGCGGGTATCCATAATGCTTCGGTCGTACTGCTTTCTTGCGTCATCCAGCCGACTTTGCCATTTCCCCCGCTTTGTGGCATCGTCAGCAGCGTGTTTCAGCTTCTCGAACATGGCTCCTCCAAAAAAATGTCCCCACCATCAGGCAGGGACATCGGTAAATCAGGTAGGTTTAATTAGGCAGTCAGAGTAGTGCCGCCGGTCACGCCGCCGCCGCACAGGGCGATGCAACGCCAGTTGTTGAAGCCAGCGCCGAAACGGGCGCGGCCACGGAACACGTTGGCGTCGGTGTTGGGGTCAATCTCGCTCTTGACGGTCAGGGCAACACGGTCAACCCAGGGCATACACAGATAGTCGTCCTTGAACTGGCTGTCCATCATCAGGAAGAAGGGCTTGCCGCCGATGGACTTGGGCAGATAGGGCCAGATCAGCACGTTCCACAGGCCGGCCTGGAAGTTCATTGCATTCTTGTTGCTCTCAGGGTCCAGGTCGCTGGACACGGCAGCCAGAACGGCACGCTTCAGGGAAGCCACGTTGGGAATGATGATGGTGTCGGGAGCGACGTTCAGCAGATTGCCGTCGTCGTCAGTGAAGCTCTGCATGGCCTCCTGAACCTGATCCAGAATGCTGGTGCTGAAATCAGCCTTGAAGAAGTTGCTCTGGGTCAGCTTGGCGCCCTTTGTGGCACTGGGGTGAGCGGTCGAGAACAGGGCCACGCCGTCAGCAGAAGCGGTGCTGTAGGTCTTGTTCTGAATCTTGACGGAAGTGCCAGTGCCACCGGCCAGCAGGGAAGCGGCGAACTTCTCACGGGTGCGGTTGTAGCTGGTGGAGAAGATACCGGCGCGGCTCTTGATCTTGCCGATTTTGGCATCCTCAATCATTTCCTGAGTCACCTCAAAGCTGGACTTCCAGGTGGTAGGCTCAATGACCTTGGAGAAACCTTCCTGCATACCAGTCTTGGGGTAAGCGCCATTCTCGCCCACGTCCTCGAAGTCACCAACGCTGGTCTCGTTGGTGTACTTCTCGGCGAAGTTGGTGGAACTTTCCATGTTGAAGATGTCGGAAATCAGGCTCTTCTCCTCGAACGCCTCAACGCCGCTCTCGATCATAGCCTTGATGGGTTCTTGGCTCTTGCCGAACACGCTGTTGGCAACGCCGGAGCCCTCGCTGAAAATGATATTAGCCATATGTCCTCCTTACAGGAAACGGCCACGGACAATGCCGTTGGCCTTGTTCTCGGTGGAATCGACGGTAAACACACCGTCAGTGGCGGTGGCAGTCACGCTCAGAGCATCGGTGTTCAGGGTCACCTTGGTACCGGCAGAAGCCACGGCAGCGGTGCTGGTGGTCTCAAACACGGTGGTGGGCTGAACGCGGATGCAGGGATACAGGCCGTTGCCGTCGGCAGGCCCCATAACGATATGAGAGGGCTTAGCGGTCGCGCCGCACTTGGCCAGACTGCCAGCGGTCAGCACAGCGGCAGAGCCGCGCGCCAGATTGGCAGCACCGGGCTGGTGCTCAAAAGGTTCCACGTCCGCAATGTCTCGCATTACAACGATAAACATGGTTACTTATCCTTTCCATATTTCTTGTGGTACGCCGCGATTTGGTCGCGCGTCCATTTAGGATTAAACTTGCGATACTCCGCGATGATTTCATCGGTCAGGCCGTCGCTTGCGTCATTCCCGCCGCCAATGGGGGCCAGATGGTCTTTCCCCTTAGCGGTGTTAATGGCCGCCTGCGTGGCGGCTGCGCTCTTCTTGGCGGCCAGCCGATCGAAGAAGGCTGCTTTGAAAGCGCTCACCATATCAACATTGCTCATCACAAGCTGATTGAAAGTGTCAAATTCGGGGGCGTTACGAAGATCGCCCAGTGTCCGGAATTCACCGTCCAGTGCGGTGATCTGCCGCATCTGCTCGTTGAATTGCCGCTGGCCGTCTGCTTCACGCTGGGCCTGAATTGCTTCTTTCGCCTGCTTGATGACGGGGCTGTTGTTGATTGCATCATCGAGAATTTTGGGGTCGATTCCCTTCTGCTGCAAGGACTGGCGGCGTTGAATGTCCGCCTGCGCGTCCAGTGCTGCGAAGTAATCGTCCATGCTTCGGATGGGATCTCCGGTGGCCGGGTTTGTCAAATGCCCGAACCGCTCAGTCACCATACGGTCGTACTTCTGCTTGGCCTTTGCATCAGCACGTTTCCGGCTGGTTTCCCATACCTCGTTAGGGATATCCTGCTGCTGCCCGGCTTCGGCAGCTTCCCCTACGCCTTCATTGGTGGCAGGTTCTCCGGTAGTCTCTTCTTGTGCAGGTGCGGCTGCCTCCTGCTCGACTTCCTCAGTCACAACGCCGCTGGTATTCTCTTCCATAATGCCTCACTTATTGTCACTTGCTGCGCAGATCGCCGCCCTTGGTCACGGTAGGCTTCTTGCTGCTAGAGCTGTTGGTAGCCTTCACGCTGGCGGTACTCTTGTTGCCATTCTCAATCTTCATGACGCTCCTCCTTTCCTTCCATACTAAGGTCTCTTTCTGCCTGTGCTTGGCCGTAGCCGCTGCACTGCCGATTGCGGCAAATGAACGTCAGCAGTTCACCGCTGACGTTGACCTTCATTTCAATGCCACATCTAGGACACTTCATGCTATCACCCCTTGTACTTTCCGCTCTCAATAAACTCAATTGCCCATGCAGTAAGCCCGAACGGCTCATTCAGCGTCTTGTTTTCAAAGCGATAACGGGTCTTGTCCACCCGCTTCAACTTCGCTTTGGTATGCAAGGTGCGTGCCGTGGTATCGCTGGAGAAACTGAATTTCGAGAAAACAAGCTGTGCAAAGGAAAGATAGCGTGAATTGAATGCATTCCGTTTCAGGGTTTTCCACTCGCCCTTACGCAACACCCGCATATCCACACTTGTGGCTACTGCGGCAGCAACACTGACGGCAAGATACCTGAATGTTTTGTTTTTATAAAAAAGGCGACCTGCAATGTCCGGCGTTTCCCACCACGCCTCGATTGGTTCGCCCATGTCGTTATAGCTTTCAAGGCTGGCAGGATCATCGAAGAATCGGCACACCTTTCCATCCGTTGTCCCAAAATACAAGCGTTCATCAATCACCCACATAGCGCTTGCAGGCACATTTGTGCGGTAGAAACAAGCGTACTGCCGCGTGGAATACGGTTCAGAGGCCGCCCGTCCGATGTTTTGCAGTCCGTCAAGGATGTATGCATGATCGTTCACAACCAACCAATACAGGTCTTTGTGGACTACTGCCACCGCATCTTCAAGATTCTTTTCCTTTTTGAGCTTCTCGTTGATGTAGTAGCTCCGGTTCTGTGCGTATCGTTCGCCGCTAATGTCCGACGGGGTGATTGCGAACACGCCAAGCTTTGTCAAAAACACTGGTTCCGTGGACAAGTACGCAAACGATCGCTTCGCCACTGCTCCGGGGCCTTGCAACGTATTGATAATCGGGAACGCGGGCGTGGAGTTTACCAGATCGCCCCGCCGCACAATCACGTTTCTATCGGGTTCTGCATCGTCCTTGTGCGTGGCAAGGTAGTTATTGATAATGCTGTACCCAATGATTGCGCTGCCAGCCGTGCCCAACTGCGAATATCCTGTATCTGGCCAATATGTCGTGTCGTACTGCCCAGAATACCAGTCTTGGTTAGGATAATCCGGGTTCCCGGACAAGAACAGCCGGTCAGACGCGCCATTTACGCCAAATAAAATGCCAATATCGCATTTCAAAACGCGGTCTGCATACCCTGAAACCGTCCGGCTCGCGGAGATTTCAACATTATCCTCGCCGGATAGTGGAGAAACGCCGGGCGCAGTGTTGAATGTCACTGTGCCTTTGGCTCTATCGACCGTGAAACCGTCATTTTTGTCCACCCATGCGCCATCGGAGTTCAGGATTTTCACCGTTACCGGCGCATCATCCAGCCCGGAAAAGCTCAAATGATAGACTGTATCGTCTTTTGTACCAGCAAATCGTTCCCGAAACTTCGGGGAAAGCAGGTTCAGCGCTTCATAGTCCGTTCCGCCGCCTTTCGGGGACTTCGCGATAGAAAATAGCGGAACCTTTGCAATTTCTGCCGCGTTCTTTACACTGTTGCCGTCGTAAATCAGGATGTGTGCGCCATCAATGATGGTCAGACTGTCGTTGAGTTGCCAGCTTTTGGAAGGGGCATTATTTGCTTGTTCGTATAAAACTGTCCCGTTTTCACGGTACAGCTTTGTTCCTGCATGGATAATGCCCTCTTTATCCTTTTTCAGCTTGTGATACCCGTTGATTTTCCCATCAAACGTTCTCACAAGCTCATAGCCCATGGATTTGCGTACTTTGCCCGGCACATCTCGGATCATGTTCTGCCCGTTCGGAGACTGCCGTTTGTCAACGTTGCCGGGGGCGTTGCTGTAATCTACGCCCAGAAACGTATCGACCACCATTGTGCTAGGGGACACCTGGTCAGGAACTCTAAAATGTACTGCCATGTTTCCCCTCCTTAGAACGGATCTCCGAACTTCTGAATCATGTACGCCTTTCCCTCATCGTCTGCGTTGTAGTAATCCTCCCACAGGTCAGATTCCCACGTGACGTGCTTCTTTGCTTGCGTGGCTTCCGCTGGTGCTGTCCACCAAACACAAAAATACCGCAAGCTATCCACGGAGTGCGTCAAGCTATGCGGTTCCTTCGCGTAAACGTCAGGTTTGCGTTCGTCCTTTTGAATTTTCTGCAAGCACCGTAACAATGTTGGGGTCTTGTACATTGTCAGCCATGCTGTATTTGTCGCCGGGTCAATGCGGAACCACTCTTTCATGGCCGCGCATCCGGCAGGGAAGTCCCGGCTCACCTGCACCAATTGAAGCCCCGCTTCAAGGAACAGCTGCGCCCGGCTCTTGCCGCTTTCCTGACTGCGCCCCCACAGGTCAGAGGGGGCCAGGAACAGCTCAACCTCCTCACCCTTCGACAGTTTCAAGACGGTTTCTGCCGCCGCGCCGATGGGCAAATTGCTTTCGTTATACTCTTTGTACACACAGGCATGGCCCGTTACATCAATGTTTACCCAATGGACGCTCAGCATATCAAGGCCGTAGTCCATCACGCAATAGCGCCTGCCCTTTGCGGGAAGTTCATCCACCACGTGGGTTTCTTTCCTCACTTCCGGGAAAAATGCGCCGCCGGGTACTTCCAGTGCCTGATCTATAGTCGCTGGGTATTCCTGATAGGTTCTATCCTCACCCAGCGCGTTCAACGTTCGCTTGTACCATGCTTCATCACGGCGAGGATCTGCGCTCCACGGCAGAAACAGCTTCGTGAACCCGTTGTCCGGGTTTGTGTAAATCTCCTCAAACAGCGTCCCGCGCTTGATTGTAGACAGACCAATGACCCGGCCGCCGGTTGGACGGTTGATTACAGGGAACGCTGCTTGCCAGATCTCTTCTGCATACTGCTGGAACGCCCATTCGTCAATGATAATCAAGTCAGCCGTGAACGAACGACCAGCAGAAGGGGACGAAGGGAACGCCTTGAACACGCCTTCCGGGCCGTCTGGCCACTTTACCCGCAGTTCCAATGCAGATGCCTTGAAAACAGGGCCACTCCACCCGGCGGGCACGGCGCCTTCCTCAGCAATGAATTCCGGCATATAGCGCAAAATCACGCCCATGCGGCGCACAAGCTCTTTTGCCTCGTCCTCTGTTCTAGACAAGCCAACGACTGTTCGGCCCGTATTCAACGCCAACAGCCTGCTCGCCTCGGCCAATGCAAGCCATGTAAAACCAAGTTGCCGCGCTTTCAGCACAACAATCAGCCGATCATTTGCGAATGCTTGCAAGGCTTTCTTCTGCCCGTCCCATAGCTTGAAGGGAACGATCAGTTCAGCTGCGTCCTTGTCCTCAATGTGGACATACGTTTCCACGAAGTAGGCCGGATGCTCCATGCAGTATTTCGCTTCCGCTTTTCTTACGTCTGCAAATCCTGCCATACTTCTTCCTTTCCCTTGTGCGCAGACCCATTGCAGGGCCTTACTGGGCGGAGGCTTTCCCGCTTGCCCATCTATTTGCACGCACACCCCGTTCCCGCCCTCCGGGCTTATCCTGTGCCCGGCTCACCCATTGGTTGGGCTGGCAGGTGTCGAACCTGCTATGTGGGAGTCAAAGTCCCATGCCTTACCGTTTGGCTACAGCCCAATATAAATCCCCTCATGGTACGCATTGTCAAGAGGCGCGAGGGGAGTGCCTGCCGTGAACTCCCGCCTGCGCCCCGGCGGGATATTTTAACGGGTCATCGGCTTTGGAGCCGCCAGCAGGACTTGAACCCACGACCTGCTGCTTACAAGGCAGCCGCTCTACCAACTGAGCTATGACGGCATAATGGGGCGTTGCCGCCCCTCCTACTTTGCGTGTAGGGCCGCCCGTGTGAACTTACCCGCCACACGGCACGGGGAACAAAACCTTTAGCTTTGATTTGGGTACCAGCCTCACAAAGCACGTGAAAACAGGCTACAATGCCGCCTGTCAGGGCCGGAGAACAACAATGGTTGTGAAACGCAAAAAATATTTTTTCGAGTACCACCCTTTTGAGAAGAGGAGGAGGGGAAACCTTGATGGGGGGCATTTTTGAAAAAAGTCTGGCGAGAAGCCCTTTTCGCTACGCCCCGCCCCGTCCTCGGACACCCGCCCCTGCCCCGCAGAGGGGGGGGTGGGGGCCGCCAGAGAATAGCGGTACAGAAATTTATACTACTATCACCAGCAGCCCGGTGCCCATGGTACGGCCTAGCCTATTTCGCTAAATTGTTGTTTGGCGAAATACGAAGTGACGTTTCATCGCTTCTTTTTGCCCTTTGCGGAATTTACCGCGCCCGAATCTGCACTTTTGGTGCCGGATGCGTCCAGTCTAGCCGCGACTTTGCGGGCTAGCTGCACATCCTCCGCGCTCAGCTGCTGCACTGTGACGGCCTCGCCGGGCTTGTCGCCTGCACTGTCACGCACCCATGCAGCCGCCGCCGTGTCACCGCTGCGCGCCTTGACCACCTGGGCAATGGCGATAGCGTCGTACTGATCCAGCGGTACGGCCGCATCCTCTGCCGTCTGGCGCACCATCTCAGCAAGCTCTCGGCCCTCTGTGATGTCTGCCAGCTCGGCCGGCTTACTCAGGATCGCATCTAGCACGTCGCGCAGCGCCCGCTTGCGCCGCCTCTGCTCCACCAGTGCAGCTTGTCCCTTGCGCGCAAAGTCCCGCCGCTCCTCTGGGCTCATGTCCAGCGTGGTGCGCAGGTTTGCCAGCGACGCAGGATTTTTTTGCGCCATATCCTCACCCCCTTATAAAAGAGGGCGGCCCCCACGCTGTGAAGGTCGCCCCGTCATTATGTGTCTTGTCTTGCCTGCCTGATAGCCTCAGCCAGCAACCGCGCTGCCGTCTGTGCTGGTGTCTCGCCGTCAGCCTCTAGGCCCTGTACCGCGTCCGCTCGCAGGCTCAGCCGTATGCGGTCGCCGTCTGGCTCTGCCTCTGGTGCTGCCCGTCGGGCCTCTGCTGCGCTCACCAGGTACCTATTGAGACTCTCGCCAGCAGCGGCCGCCGCGCCTCGCAGCTGCTCCGCCTGCTCTGGCGTAACGCGCAGCGTAAGCGTGCACTGCTTGGCCAGATACCGTGCCGTAGCTCTGCGCTGTGCCTCTGTCGCGCTCATGCCATATCACCTCCAAGTATATGATACATTATACGGAGGTTATATGCAAGCATACAATATGCACATATGCAAGCATATATCTTTGTGCACATTGCCCATTGCATATGCTAGCATATATGTGCTATCATATAGTCACAGCAAGCGACACAGGGCCGCGAGCAGAAGAGCAAGGAGGACGACATGAGCAAAGCGCTTACCACCGATGAGCTCATTAAAAAGATGGCTTGGCACGTATCCCGCGAGGTCAAGCACTACGCCACCGACTTTGAGATCGACCGCGCCCAGCTGACCGAGGCCGTCGAAACCGGCCGCTATGGTCAGTACATCTGGATCACCCGCAACTGCGGTACGCATCTCGTGCCGGTCGGCATCGCAGCCACAGACCCCGACCAAAGCGCCGAGCTGCTGGCAGCTATCCGGTGCACATGGTCGGACGCCGAGCGCCGCGAGTACTGCATCACCCTGGGCCCCCTCAGCCACTCTTTCCAGCCCCTCCGGCAGAGGGAGGCGAGAGCATGAGACTCACCCGCATGGAGTGCCTGGCGCTGGGCTTTGGCTGGGGGCTTGCGCTCCAGATGCTATGGCTCCACTGCCTGGGCATGATCTAACCCGCAAGGCCGACGGCATCCGCCGCCGCTGGTGCAAGTCCAGCCGCTCACCAGAGCGGGCGCTCATGGGTTGAAAGCCCTACTGCAACGCCACAAAGGAGGACACATCATGAAAAGACTTTTTACCCGCGAGGACGTCACCCCGTACCGCCGGGACTACACCGCCACCGTGCCCACCGCGAAGGGTGAGCGCCTCATGGTGGAGCTTATCCGCTGCGAGGACTGCAAGAGCCCGCGCTCTACTGCCGCTATCTGGTACAAGCGCGGATACACAAAGACCCGGCTTGCATCCTGGTGGGCCGTGGACACATACGCCACGGAGCCAGACGGCAGCTGCTGGGGCCGGTATAACCCCACCCACATCCCCGGAGAGAACAAGCTCAATTTTGAGTGGGTTCTCCCCGCGACCGAGGAGAATGCAGCAAAAATCCTGGCCGAGGTTGCCCGGCTGGCGGGCATCGTGTAAGCAAATAGGGAGGGGCTTTCGCCTCTCCCTATCCTCACACCATAAATATATCACATTTACGATATATTTCATAGTGGCGCGGGCTGTTCCCAGCTGTTGCGTTTGCAACGACTGCACAAAAAAGAATCCAAAAATTTAGGCAAATTGCTAATTGCACCACCACCCAACGAGTGGTATAGTGTAGACAACGAAGCAAGCCGAACAAAAACAGGAGGGCAAAACGATGACGAAGATTAAAGACGGTTGGCACCGCATCTGTGGCGCAGATGTGTACGTGGAGAATGGACATATCCTGCGCGGCCTGAAGAACGGCGGCACGGAGCCCGCTTACCCCTACAAGCCGGCAGAAAAGAAGTACGGCGGCGGCTGGGACATCGGTACCCCGTCCGTGTCGGCATTCCGTCGCGGTCCCTGGGTACTCATGTAAAAGGGTGGGCGCTCATGGGTAACGCAAAATCACAACCCAAAACAGGAGGTTTCCCGCTATGTTTATCAGTTTGTATCATGCCGAAATCGGCGGTGGCTACACCATGCGCCGCAAGATCACCATCAACGCCGCAGACCTGCGCCCCATCGGCGGACAAATTGAAGTCGCCGCCATTACGCCAGACGGCGAAGAGCTGGCCATGACCACCACCACAACGGAGGCCGAAGCGCTGACTGCCTTTAACGATCTGGTGCAGCAGTACGCCGAACCGTTCCAAAAGGCCATCACCGCCGCCGGGCTGGTTCCCAACCACCGTTACACCCTCTTTTACCTCAGCGAATTTGGTTTTCCCATCGTGGAGAAAATCACTTTTCACGGCCTGACCCTCACCACCTACGCACAACACGCCGATGTTGTCCGCCTCACCTACACGCCGCGCCGCTGCCGTTCCAAGCGTTCCCGCCTTTTCTGCGGTTCGTCCCTGCTGATTTTCGACGGCTGGCAAGACCTCCCCGAATCCGCCACAAACAGAACCTTGCGGGACGACAGCAAGGTTAAAATCACCCGCAGCAAATACAGCTGCTTTTCCGCCTCCTACATAGAGGACGCCGCCGCCCTGCTGCACAACCCGGTATTGCTTTACAAGGCATACCAGACCGGCACAAACGGCAAGGTTTACGCCTGACACAACCCGCAAGGTTGGATGACCAAGAAAGGAAGGCTTATCATGTTTAGCCCGTACTACATTGATTCCACCGGCAAAGCCCACACTTTCCCCGATGACCGCGCCCTGAAGGCCGGTCTTGTCCGGGCATGGCGACGCGGTGACCGCGTTTTCGATTTCCGGTATCGCCTCGCTGGTAGCTATACCAACGGCCGCGAATACACGCTGAAAACCATTAGCCAGCGGGCAAGTGGATTGTCGGTCGTTTTCTCGGCCGAATCGGCCCTCGGAAACGAGGGATACTGCTTCCAACGCCGAAACGGCCTTCGGGCCGTCTGCCGGGAATGGCCGCCCGGTACTGATGAGGCAGGCCAAAGGAGGAAATAGCATGAAAACCGAGATCGTTGTATCCCTTTGGGGCGCTATGAAGCGTTCGCCCAACCGCGAACCGGACGAGTTCGCCTACTTCACGCAGGTGGGCGGTTTTTCGTTCACTGCGCTCCCCGTACCTGACGGATGGCAATGGTGCATTGGCTTCCAGGGGGACGCGCCGCACCGCAAAAGAGTGACAATCTCCCTGCCGGACTTCATCTTTGAGGACAAGGTATGGGATTTGCATTCCGAGTACCGCACGGACGACGGGCTCGGCGACCTTGTCGTAATCACTTGCGACCCCGTCCGTGTGTGTGGAAACGTTGAGGCCGCAATAGACGCAGCAATCAAAACGATTGTTGTTTCCGCGCCCACAAAGTCAGGCAAGCGGGAAAATATCCCGTTTACAATCGAGGCAGTATCACCTATCTGGTGATGTGTCGTTCTCCGCATGGAGAACGGGGTTTGAAATAAGATGGGAGGAAATTGGAATAATGTGGAACAAAGCAGAACTCTTTGCAATGGCTCAAGAGCAGCCGAAGGAAGTCTTTAAAAACAATGTAACCCTAAGCGTCCCAGACAACGCGCCGGGTTGCGTTGATCTCGACGCAGAAACCGAACGCTTGTCCCGCTTTTGGGACGTTGCGCACATGAATATGCGGGAACTCGCAGAAGCCACCGGAATGAGCCAATCTGCCTTTGCCCGGGCTGCTTGCATCCCTCTGCGCACCATGCAAAACTGGTGTGGGTCACAGCGGAATTGTCCGGATTATATCCGCTTTTTGTTGGCGGAACATTTCGGGCTAATTTGACGAATAAAAAGCAAGAGGTCACACCCTTCTGGATGTGGCCTCTTTTGTTATTTATCCAGATTCTTTACAGCCGCCCGGTGAAGAGCGTACACCCAGTCAATGCTATAGCCGCATTTGTCCGCCACCTGCTGCCATGTGCAGCCGTCCACGTACCGCAACGCAAGCACGGTCCGCTCTGTCCGGCTTTCCAGCTTTTTCAGAGCGGCCGAAATCTCGATCAGCGCGGCCTTTGCTTCTTCCATGGCCTGGTTTGCATCCTCGCGTATGGCTTCGATCCGCTCCACCGCCGCCGGGATGTGGTCGCTTGTGCCGCCGCGTCCCAGAGTAGACGACACGCTGGCCGTACACTTCGTCGCCTGCGCATTGGCCTCTTCCAGCCTGGCGGTTGCCATGCGGTAGTCGCTCAGCGCGTCCTGGTACCGTCTCAGCCAGGCTTTGCGCTCATCATAAGTCACTAGGCTCACCTCCCTTTTTCGGCTCATCCGCCGCGAAAAGCTCAATCACCTGCGCGGCCCGCTCGGTCATCTTTGGGATGCACAAGGACATATCCGGACCGTCGTAAAAGGCGCAACCTTTGCAATCGGCCACAGTGGGGCCATTTCCGCAGCGCCGCAGAGCATCCGCCAGTTGTGCAAAAGTGATGTACTCCTCCATCATTGCACCTCATTGATCGTTTGAACGATAACTTGAGTGATTGCCTCGGCGGCCTCCGTGACTGTCTGCCCCACAGCTGCCACCGTTTCGGGCGTGATGTTGTTCGCCGCCACCATTGCAGTGACCGTAGTGCCGGAGGGGACAAAGACGGCCAGCAGAGCGGACACGCCGCCGACGGCATACAGGATCACCACTATTTTGCGAAGGCTCTTGTCGTCCGGATCACCATCAATGGCCATGCCGATTGTCATCACCACAGCCATCACCACAAAAACCATGGCAGTTATTGTGCACACCACAGAAACATTGTCGCACAAACTGATCAGGTAGAAAACCCACGGGTTGATGATTGGATCATTCATTGCTCGCACCCCTTTTCACTCTTGTGCACAAACACGGCAGCTTTCCCGCCGCAAAACGGGCATTTTTTCAGCTCATCCATTTTCTTCCGTCTCCTTCCCGGTAATCAGCTCACTGTACGGCAAAGACGATGCCCATGCGCAAAACTCCCGCCACTCGTCAAGTTTGTGGTTGAGGCGCTGGCGGTAGATGTTTGCAAGCACCTCGTAGTTGAGCATGAGCGTGCGCCGCTGGTTGTAGCTGCTCGGCAGCAGCTGTATGAGCTGCCACCAGCACTCTTTGCACACCTTATCGGTATCGGCCAGGTCATACTGCGCCCGCCAGTAGTTGAGATTGTAAATCACCTCTTGCAGTGCAAGCGAGCTGGCAATAGTCAAATGCTCGTGGCTAAAATCGGCAAGCTCAAACTGCTTTGAGTGGATCTTGTGCATGGTGCTGCACGAGTTCGCCACCGTGCCGACCTTGTAAGTGTCGTACTCCTTCCACCAGTACAGCGGGGCCGTCACATCCGCATAAGCCACGATCATGCGCCGGTATTTCGCGTGTTCCGGGCCAGCTTCGGCAAGGCGAATCATCAAATCATAGTCGTTCGTGCCCACGCAAAAAGCAGATTTTTGGAGGGCTTCCTTGCATTCAATCGCCGGTTCAGGGATGCCCTTTACCAGAAGACAATTATAGTCCAGGCCATCATGGCAAGGGCAAGCGTGGCTGTCCATTTTGTCCCAGCTGTTGAGCGGATTCCGCATACCACGAATGGCGTGCTCCCAACCCATAACCTCGGTGTTTTCGATTTTAATCATCTTCCCAGTCTCCTTTCGTCCAGTCGTACAGCGTCCACATCATTGCAACAATCATACATGATACGCACAGTATAATTTGCACTGCGAGTAAAACAAATAACTGCATTACGATTTCTCCCTCAACGTAAAAGTCTGATTGATTGCATTTGCCAACGCTTGTACGAATTGTTCGTTACTGGCTTCATCGTCATAACCCAAATGAACAAAAATTCCATGCAGAATTTCATGTACAAGGGTTTCTTCCATTGCGTCCTTCGGAAGATTTTTATTGAGCTTGATTTCACAGCTTCCATAATTTATTTGACCGAAATGTGTGGTCATGTCAAAAGAATCTTCGTGAAGTGTGATTTTATGTGGAATACCACAGATTTTCACAGAATCAACCATTATAGCGCCTCATTTTCTAATCCTCCCCATTGCTCCGCCATAGCTTTGGCGATACCGGGGAATGTTTTTGAGCGTACTTGTGCCCGGTTTTTGGTTCGCGATTCCGCCCAGTTCCGGGCTTTGCCAGATGGATTCCTTCCAAACAGCGCCGCGTTATCCGGCTTTGGCAAATCGTTTGTTTTCAGTTTTGGCAACCCTTTCAGCCACAAGCACGTGCGTTTGGTTACATAATTTTCCGCGTCATCGACGTCGCGTGCAAACTGGTATGGCTCGATTATGTCATCCGGTTTGCGGTATGCTGAATTCATAAATCCGGTTGGATTTTCAACGCAAATTCGTTTTACTGGAGCAAGTGCAAAACACATAAAAAACACAGCCGCACACGCTCTTTGCTCCCATCTGGATACAACTTTTTCGGGCGGTGTGACACGCAGCGAAAAGTGCCGCGTCCCCGCATTGGTGAGATATGTGCAAGGCGGGTGCGCAATCAACAAATCCCACTCATCCACATAGTGGTTTTGCCCGTCCATCGTCTCAAATTCCACCCCCCCCCTCGTAACATTTTGAGAGCATCGCCTAAGATGTGCCACTCAGGATGCCCGCCGGACGGTTCCTGTATGTCGCAGCTGTATGCTTCATGTCCACGCTCACGGAATGCCTTGCACACCGTCTGCGATTCCTCACACGCGATCAGTACTTTCATTGTGTTCCTTCCTGATAATCCTCTGGCCCCGCGAATTGGTCTCCCACAGGGCCGGTTTTCCATCCCTGAGCCACGTTTGCACAAACACAGCTCTCTCTGCGGCGGTGTCAAAACGAGCCTTCTTGAGGCACCCCAGGTGCCGCCAGCTCACCCAAAAGCCCGGCTTCATAAGTCGCCGTAGGGCTTGTACCGCCCGCAGTGAACAGCTTTTGCTTTCATTTGTTACTCCTCCGCGTCATTCATGGGTTTAAAGATAGCCACCAAACTTGGGAATGGAGCTCCATTTTTACTCCCTCCGAACTTCAGTCTCCCGCGCACGAACCTGATTTCGGCACGACCCAGAACATAGTCATGGAACCATCGCGTGTCAGTTCTCGCTGGCAAAAGGCACACGACCGTGTTGCCACGTTCAGCTTCGAGGCGGGCCTTGCGCACCCACTTGCCAATTTCCCGCCCATACGGCGGGTTGCACCATGTTGAGCTTGCCCAGTCCTGCCGCAAACCGTCTTGCGCGGGGGTAAAAAACGACTTGCATTTGGCGTTGCACGGCAAAGCGCACGCATCCAGCACAAACCCGAATTCACGGTTTAACTCGTCGTAAAAGTCTTGTGGTGTGCTCCACAAATCCGTTTCGGATGAGTACATCCCGTTATTCAACATAGCTCGCATCCTCCTTATAAACCTCCACTTTTACTCCGTCTCTCCCGTCGTACACAAAGCAGTCCTCAAAACCGACGACCCAACGGTTATTATCATTTGGCAGGAGTCCCGCGGCTTGCATCCCGTCCAGAATGAACTTTTTAGCAAAAGCCACATTGTCCTTGTCTCTGCGCCGCGTCCGCTCATGCCAGATAAAGCGGATTTTAACCGGTTCGGTAACGGGCGGCAGCCCTCGAAAGTAGAGCGCCACCGCCTGCGTGTAGTCGGACTTGACTTTTCCACCTGCGTACCGATTTCGGCGGCAAGCGTTTGTGTACTCATTTGCCCCCGGCAGGCGAAAGGGGAGATCAACTGTAATCATTCACCGCTACCTCCTCAAATCGCTGCTGGCTTCCAACGAAATTGAACGGCAAATCGCCGGTAATACCGTCTTTGTTTTTTGCAATGCGAACGGTGTATTTGCCCGTCTCCTTGTCGTTGTGCAGCAGAATGATGTTGTCCGCATCCTGCTCAATCTGGCCGCTGTCGCGCAAGTTCTCCATCGTGGGTAAGTCTCCGGCCCCGGCGCGGTTCAGCTGGCACAACGCCACAACGCAGATTTTGGTTTGCTGGGCAAAGTCGTGCAAATCCTTCGACACCATTGTGGCCCGCTCGTAGCTGTCCTTCCCACGGGAAGGGATAAGCCCCAAATAGTCGATGAAAACCACATCAAACTTCTGCGCTTGCGCGTCCATTTTCAGCCACTGTACACCGCGCCCGTTGGCTTCCACGATTTCAAGCGGGCAAGTGGCAAAGTGGTCGAGTGCCCGCAGCTGAATCTCGTTTGCGTTGTCCATCTGCACCGCATAACGGCGCACACTGTCGTATTGCAGCCGCATGATGTTGGTGCAAATTCTCATGCTGAGACGTTCTTTACTCGTCTCATAGCTGTAATAACCAACGCGCTTGCCGTTCTGCGCGATCTGCCGGGCCACCTGCAATGTGAATGCCGTCTTGCCGCTGCTGGGCCGTCCGCCGATTACCACGAAGTCACCCGGCCCCCATCCGGTGTAACGGTCAAGCCGCCCAAACCCGGTGGCGAAGTAGGGCGGCCGCCCGCCAGCCATGGCCCGCATGAACCACGTGGCACAATCCATGGCGTTGAAGCGCCCGGTGCTCTGCTTGCCTGCCAGCATATGCGCCAGCTCCTGCGCCGCGCCCTCCACATCATCTTTGGAGCATCCGCTGCTTGCCAGCTTCAGGCCCACCGCCTGCGCTCGCTGCACCAGCGTATGGTCTTTCACGGCGGCAATATACGCCGGGTAGTTGCTATAAGCAATGGGGGCTTCCGCGCACTCTGCAAGCAGCTCATTGCCCATCACAGAGGCCGCGCTCACCGTGTCCAGCTTCCGGTGTCGTGCCCACAGGCTGGCCAGCTTGTCGTACACCTCGCCCAACTCCGGGTCGCTGAAATCATCCCCGGTGATGGCGTCCAGAATGTACGGCTGTGCCTGCTGGTTTACAAGCAGGCAGCCAATGACGGCCTTTTCTGCTTCGGTCATGGCAAATATTGCACCTCCCTTCGTTTCTGCTCAGTGGGTACTTCGTCCTCCCATGCCATTGCATTCAGCCAGGTGGCTGGGTAGGGGATGTATTGCCCTTTATCCTTTTGCCAATCAGGGCTACGTTTCTGAGCTTCGACTGCTTTCAGGATCACAACCTGTAAAGAGCTATCAGGTTTAAGTTTCTTCCACGCTGATAATGCTTGCCCCTTGCTCTTCTTTTTGGGGTAGGCAGTCCAAAACGCCTCAAACCCCCCACTGTTTGCGCATACGAGAGTATCTTTAGATACTCGAGTATCTATATTATCTTTTATATTATGGGGTGCACTTTGTGCACCGGGGGGGTCTACTTTGTGCACCGGGGGTGCACTTGGAGACGTGCATTCAGAGGCGTCTTTTTGCTGTTGTTCGCAGCGCTCTTCCGGGGTGATTGCCTGGTAATCGCAGAAGGCCACGCCATTCTGTTCGCGGGTTCGCTTTCGCAGCAGGCCTTCGTCCGTCATTTTCTTAAGCAGTTTCAGCATGTATTTCTTCTGGCAATCGCACCAGTCCGCAAGATAACCTGCCGTGCCGGTGAACCACTCGCCGTCCTGCGAGAAGGCGAAGATACATGCGTAGACCATCAAGGCATTGCCTGTGAGCTTTAAGCGGGATACCATCCATCCCTGAATCACGATGTAATTGTTATCTTTCAAGGCGCTGCCTCCGATTAAAAGGGCAAATCTTCGTTGTCATCAATAACCGCAAAGTCATCCGTCGCCGCTAGCTGTGCAAATTCGCCCGCTGTGGGCTGTTTCGTGCTTCCTGTATCATTCTTCCCGCCGCAGAAGAAAGCCCTGTCAGCGGTCATTTCCCACGCCGTGCGTCGATTGCCGCTGTTGTCGGTGTACTCGCGGCAGTGCATGGAGCCGCAGAGCGCGATCATGTCGCCTTTGTGAAACCAGCCGGAGATAAACTCGGCCGTCTTGCGCCACGCCGTCACCCGGAAGAAGTCAGTGTGCTTCTCGCCGTTTCGGCTCTTCGGGCCGTCCACGGCCACAGAGAAGGATCCTACTGCGTCTCCGGCCTGCGTCTGGCGCATCTCCACGTCGGCGGTCAGGCGGCCCATAATGATGATCTGATTCATGTTTTTAATCCTCCCGGTAACTTTTACCAAATTCGGAGCGGAAGTCATCTTCGCTCCATCCGTAAAACTCCATTGCGCACTGTTGCGCAAACCATTTCAGCGCGTGGTCGGCCGTGGCGTTGTTGTGCACAGCCGATGGTCCGTCAATGTGGTGGGCGTGGTGGCAAAGGCTAACCCACAGCCCCAACCGCTTCGATTTGTCCCGATACGGCCCGAAAAAAACCTCGTGCCGGTCGAGCTTGTCGCGGTATCCGTTTGCCCGACAGATGAAACATTCGTCCATAAATTCCTGCACGATGCTAGGGGCATATCCGTTGCGGTCAAGCTCTTCGCCATACTCGTTTATCAATGCCACGCCTCCTTCAGCTTCTCCAATTCCGCCGGGGTTGCAGTCTCGATTCCCTGCGCCCGGCACTCCTGCACCACAAGGTCGATCAGGCGCGACATCTGGCGGGTGTCATAGGTGCTTGAGCCCTGATACAGCACCACGTTCTTGCAGCCCTCCAGTTTGCTGTCGGTCACGTCCGCACACCAGCCGATGCCGTTCTTCTCCCACAGCTGCACCAGCTTATCCACGGCCTTCTCAAGTCCGCAGTAGGTCTCGCAGTTTCCGCCAACCTCCCGGATCAGCTCTCGGTAAATCTCCGTTTTCGGCTTGCGCAGCACCGCCGCCAACTTGTCCAGCAGCACCCAGCAGTAAGCGTTTGCGTCAAGGCTTCGCCGTTGCCGGTGCTTGTCAATCTGGATGTCGATTAGCTGCTCAGGCTCAAACCCCTGGCATACGTGCAGCAGGTTGCCGATGTGGTCTGGGAATTGGCTGGCCTTGATGCACAGCTTCATGCCTTATCCTCCGCCTTCTGCGCGGCCCGTTCACAGTAGATGCACAGGCATTTGCCGCGCTTGTGCTTCGTCCAATCGGCCACCTGCGCAGGCGTCATAATCGTGCCGTCGCTCTTCTTTACCGGCTTGATGGGCTGCTTGCATCCCTCACACAAGATAGGCTCCTCCGGGGCAGGGGCAGGGGGCTGAGTGTATTTGGTGCGGCCCTTTTCCCAATACACATCGGCTGCAACTCCAAGTGACTTTGCGGCCACGCTGATCGCGTCAGTGAGCGCCATTTTAAAGCACTCGTCAGACGTAAACGGGCCATTGCGCTCGGTCTGCACAAAAGCGCTTCCGCCCGTCCCGGGGATGCCGTGGCTCGCCTCTCCGCTCTTGGTCTTGTAGTAAAGTGTGATGTTGCAAAAAGCCGCCACATCAGCACCGCTACCATGCTCCAACCACTGCTTGTCTACCGTGTACCACCAGCCGATGCCGCACGGGCCAAAAATTTCAGTCATGGCTTTAATTCGCCACATTGGGTTGATGTCGCTTTTCCCTTTCAAGCGACCAGCTGCAATGGGTCTGAGTGCTTCCTCGGGGCACTCCCGCAGCTTGTTGTAAATTTCCAGATTCTCCATGTCACACCTCATTTGATTTGCACACTCAGGTTGTCCACCAGAGCGGCGCCAGGCACTTCAATGCCAGATTTAATGGCGGCCTTGATTGCGGCCTTGTCGGGGGTTTTGCTGATTTTCTCGGCCACATATTCCGCCGGGAGTGCGGCCTCGTCAAAGACGGTCACAGCCGCAGAGCGCCGGAAGCTCACTGCGCACTCGTCGGTGCTGAATTTCTGCCCCTGCAAAGCGTCCGCAAGGTACTTTTTCAGGCCTTCCGCCTTCTTCTGCGCCGCCTTCATGCGCTCGTCGAATGCGTCCCGTTCGGCCTTGAGGGCCGTCACAGAGGCGTTCAGGTTCTTTAGCCAGAGCGCCACGTTCTTGATTTTCTCGGTGCGCTCCATCTGGAGAGCGGCCAGCGCCTCCTCGTCAATCAGCTCACCGGTCTCGGGATCGATGCAGGCCAGAATGGCCTTGTCAATCTCATACAGATTCATTTTCGGATTCCTCCTTCTTCTCTTCCGGCTCGGGGATTCCCGTGCTCTGCGTGTAGTCCTCGACAATCAGGCGGACACGCCCGGCGAAGCTCGTCCCGCCGGGAATCAGCTGCTCCAGAATCTCCGACAAGTAGCGCTCTCCCAAGCACAGGCTAAAGCACGTGGGACGGATAATGCCGGTGTAATCAATGTCCACCAGAGGCTTAAAAACGTTGTTGTTGTTTTCCATTGTTCTTCTCCTTTACTTGTTGGTCACTCGTTTCCCGCAGCGGTTTACAGCGGGAAGATATTCAGGTGTAGGCCCCTGTGGGGGCTTCTTCGTGGGCAGGCTTCCACGGTCTGCGTATGGCGTATGGAAGTTACCACCATGGCACTTCCTTGCAGGCCGCTGGCAGTGCGCGCAATCCATGTCGCACTTCACGGTTCGTCGCCTCCCAGCCAGCTGCCCAAACCAGCCGCAAGGCCGATCAAAAAGATTTCGCCGCCCACGGCCCAATAGCCACGGGTCAGGTAAGCCACCGGCACCCACACGGCCGCTGCGGCCAGTGCGCCGAAGATGCCGCCGAAGATACCGCCCCAGTTGACGCGGGCCAGCATATGGCGTACAGTATAGGTGCCACGGCGCTCAGCTTTGGCACTTTGCAGGTCGCTCTGGGTTCCAGCCGGGGCGGCCTTTTTCTGTACAAAGATGTAAGTTTCCATTCTCAGCCCTCCTTCAGCTCGCCCACATTGCCAGCAGCCAGGTAGCCAGCATCAGTGCCGCCGTCGTGGCTACTTTGGGCTTTTTGTCGGCCGCCACACAAGCGGCCATGTACCAGATCAGCGCTGCCAACCCCAGCCAGGGCAACAGGCTCAGCAAAACCCTCATCGTGCCAGCGCCTCCTTGGCCTGCGCCAGGGTGGTGAGTTCCCGGCCCCAGTCGAGGGCCTCGCTGACGGTCTCAAAGGTAGCCGCCCGCGCCTTGTACCACTTGGCCATCCGGGCCGCGCTGACGCGCTCGGACTTCGGCAGGTGCCGGTTGTTTGCGCAGCGCTCGGAGGATTCGGCGTTTTCCGCCATCCGGGCCTGGGCCACCGCACAGGCGGCCTGCAAGGCTATCACCTCGCGACTACTCAATTCATATAGCATGGGGTGCCTCCTTACTCTTCAAACTCGTTATTTCCGCCGATAACTCGGCCATTTTCGTCCAGCAAGTCCCACGCAAAGCGGCCCTTGCCGCTGTTGCGCCACTGCCCAATGCCGCGAAACTTACCGTAGTCCAGGCACTCGCGCACCATGTCCTCCAGCTTCGGGTCAAGGCACACGACGCTGAGCTCGATGGTGCTGCCCTCCGGCACACTCTCGCCCTTTGCAATGCTGGTTCGCTCTCCCATGGGGGTGTTTGCCCGAAGAATGCGCTCGCAGTAATCCATCTTGAGCCCGTGCAGGTTGTAAGGGATGCAGCGCGGCTCCACAAAAATCAGCCCATCAATGGCCTGTTTATACGCCTTGATTGCCGCGCAAGCCTTGCCGCCGGGATACCCGGCCTTACCGGCCTTCGCCAGCATCTTGCAGCTGTCCTTAAACATCCCTTTGATCTGATAGTCATAGACGAACGGGGTTCCGTCCGGCAGCTTCGGAAACACGGTTAGCCGTTCTTCCGCGTTCTGCGCCTTAATCGTTTCGATCTCCTGCGCCTCAAGCTCTTCTGTGGGTGCCTTGCTGGCGATGTAAGTCCCCAGCAAATCCTCGTTGCTGGGGCTGCTCCCAAGCGCCTCTTCCAGCAGAGTAATCCGTACTTTCAAAGATTCCATTGTTAAGTTCTCCCTTTTTATTTTTCACGGTTGCTTTGCATATCCTCGCTTAACTATTCCGCTTCGTCGCAATGCCCTGCTTTTCCTTTTCAGTGCCTTGCCGTTCCGCTGCGTTTCCCGGCCACTCATCGCCTTTGCACGTCACATCTTTCCTTTGCCGTTCCGCTGCCCGTCCCGGCCACGCTTCGCCTTTGCGAAGCCAAGCTTTGCCATAGCAGTGCAGTGCTCGGCTATTCCATTGCGTATCATCGCCCCGCGTATCCATTGCTTCTCCGTGAATTGCTACTCATCGCATCGCCCTTGCTCTTCTTGGCCGAGCTTTGCCATTGCTCTTCTTTGCTCAGCCACAGCTTCTCGGTGAATTGCATATCCGCGGCTTATCATTGCGTGGCATCGCCGTTGCCTCGCCTTGCCGTGCTTTGCCTCAGCACATTGCTACTGCTTAAAGCCATTCAGGTTCGATTGCAACGGGTGTCTGACCGGTCATATCTTTCAGCCACAGGGCCAGCCGGTGCTTAAAAATTTTCGGCTGGAGCTTTGCGCCGGGCGCGTTCATGGCGACTGCCCACGGGATACGGCCAGCTTCAATGGCGGCCGCCAGTCCCTTGTTGTCCACCGAAATGTTGTTCGCGCGAAGCACCTCACAGCACTCAGTGATGGTTAAAGTTGGTCGCGTCATTGCGGTGCCTCCTTACTCATATAAGCTGGTCTGGGCGTTGGTCTGCTGAATGAGCATCACGGAGTTGGTGCTGGGCTTCCAGCGCTGGATGTACTCCACGGCCTGGGTGAAATCCTTGCGGGGTACGTTGCACACGCTGTTGACCCGGAACCAGTCCTGAACGTCGCGGTTGCACTCGCTGAACAGCTTGCCGCGCACATGGGGGTCGTTGTAGGCCGGGGCCGACTTACCGCCCAGGGCTTCCACCACCACCCGGCCCACGGCCTTTTTCAGGGTCTGCTGCTGGCTGTAATCCACCGTCATGGTGTTTTCCAGCGCGGTGAGGCGGGCCTCTTGCTTTTGGGTGCGGTCATCCAGAAGGAAGAGCGCCTGCATCTCCTTGCTGAGTTTGGGCATCGTGTAGCTGCCCGTCTTGCGCAGGGTAGGCAGCACCTCGCCGGTCACCCAGCGCTTGAAACGCACCGCACCTTCCAGCTTGCTGCCAAAAATCAGGCTGTACACGCCGCTTTCGTTGACGATGACCATTTTCTGCATTCCGCCGGGGGTCATCATTTCGGTGACCCCCTTGTCTACATCATCAACGTGGTTTGCTACGGCGTTGGCGAGTGACTTCCCTTCGCCGTACCCAAGTGCTGCTGCAATGTCCTTGCCCACGAACCACGGCTCGCCGTTCAGGTCTACCGTGCGGATATCCCCAAACTCGGGGTTGTTGAAGATTTGAATGGATCTCATACGCTCATACCTCCTTACCATTTACGAGCAGCGCATCCACCGATACGCGGAAGTAGTTCGCAACCTTAATCAGCTGCGAGATGCTGGGACCGTATACGCTGCGTTCCCACTTCCCGATTGAGCCGTTGCTCAGCCCTGCCGCAACTTCAAGTTCCGTGCGGCTCAGACCATGCAATTTGCAAAACTGGTCGATTTTTGAAACATTCACTAGCAATTCTCCTCTCTGGGCTTGAAAATCGCTAGAAAATATGCTACTATGCAGATGTGAAGTACAAAGTGAATAGAATCTAGCGTATGCCCGATATAATATTGTCAGGGGCTTTTGGTTTTGTTTGCCCTGTGCT